TTGCTTATGCTTATTGAAGCGTATGAACTAGCAGGTATACACGTCATCTCAGCTAATACAGATGGTGTAACTATTAGAATAGAAAAGACACATCTTGATAAGATGAATGAAATCAATGAATGGTGGCAAACGTTAACAAAATATGAGCTCGAAAGGACAGATTATAGCAAGATTATATTCTCAACAGTCAACGATTACCTGGCAGTTAAAACAAATGGAGAAATCAAAAAGAAAGGAGATTTTCTTACTGACTTTGAATTGCATAAGAATAAGTCTGGTCGTATTGTGCCTATTGCCCTTGAACAATATTTCATCAATGGTATTAATGTTGTTGATACTATTCACAATCATAGAAATATATATGATTTTGCAATGCGTCAGAAAGCTAACAGAGATTTTCACTTTGAAGGAAGATCTCAAAGTGGAACTACAATCTACAACAAACTTATTAGATTTTATGTATCAAACGTGGGGGAAAAACTATTAAAGATTAAGAACCCAGAATGTCTATCCAACGCTGCACCAATATCACAAGTGGAAGCAGGCGAGTGGGTAATGACAGTGTGTAATAAGTTATCTAAGGATCATCCTCTAGATAATATTAATCATTCTTATTACATAGAGAAAGCAGAAAGAATTATTAACAAGATTAATTACAATGGTAAAAGAAGACCAGTAATAATCGCAAACCAACTAAATTTATTTTAATGGCAGGAACAGACAAACAAAGAGAAGAGATCAACAGGAAGTTAGTCTCTATGCAAATGGAAATGATAGGTAAGACTTATCAGGACGCAATGGACACACCAGAATTCTGGAGAGTGTATACATTGACAACAGAACAAACAGAAATATGGCGTAAGGCTGCTCTTCCACTTATCAAGAAAACTTTTAAGTGTAATAAGACAAGAGCACTGTCAACAATGGGTTGGTTCGAGCTTAATTTAGGATTGCGTGAGTATAATCCAGAAGAAGTTGATACAACATACATCCATACAACTATTCCACCTGACAAAGAAATTGATTGTTCTGTATATGTTACCCATACAACTATACCATCTGAAGCACAATTGCTTAAAGATCAACAGCCTACATTCTTACAAAAGATGAAGAAGTTCTTTAGAGGGTATTATGATTGACACTAAATGTTAGTTAAATTATACGCAAAAGGGTATAATATTGCACTATTTGCAATATTTATACGTAAAAGAGTATAAAATTTGACAAAAAGTGTAATATAATGCACATTAATTCGAATATTTGTCGAATTGTGTAACAAAACTAGGCGCAATTCGAAAATAATAGGCGCATATTAAATGTTTATAAAATTCTTAAAAGTGGTAGTAATACTACTATTTTAGAAATAGTATTTGTATATTTACGAAACTTTTAAACATAAATATATTATGGGTCATTTTGTAAAATTAACAACATTTGATGAAGCTAATGGTTCTTACACAAGAACATGGTTAGAGCAATCTTCAATCAAACAATTATCTCAGAATTCAGCTGTACAAGCTGGAGACAACGCAGGTACTTGTGAATTTGTAGATGGAACAATTATTGAAGTGTGTACATTTAATGAGACACTTGATACATTGAACTAATTACAATTACAAAGTTTATTGCAAAGCCTCAGAGAAATCTGGGGCTTTTTGCATTGTAAACAATTTTGTTTACATATTATAATTTTCACACATTTTAAATCACAAAAAATATGGGAGCACAAGCTTTTATTACAAGACAAAGAGGAATGAGCGCTAATGAAGCGTACACACATGCTGTACAACATGCAGAATCAGAGGAGGGTAGAGATCCTTATAATGGTACAATTAGTACAACATCTAGTTTTAAAGATGTCACTGCTGACTTTCGTAAAAGTAAGAAAAACAGACGTCAGTTTATTGATGAAATGTTAGAGAATGCAGGTAAGCGTGATTGTTATGTTATTGAGGAAATAACACCTGTTCATAATACTAACAAGATTAAATCTATTGTAGATCATAAAGTTATTAAAGGTACTAGTAAATGGGAGCTTAAATACAATGTGTATACAGGATATGATGATAGACAATTAAAGTCTTTTAAGACCAAGACTGATGCTGTCAAATATGCTCGTGAGTATACAGAGAAATCACAGAACACCACGTTTGTACGTATGGAGAAAGTTCTTGTTAATCAAGATGCTAATGTAGCTTGTATTAAATATAAGGAATCATCAAAAGAATCTGGAGGACTTTATATATTCTTTGGCATGGCTGCTTGTTAATATGGAAAAGAAACAAACAGCAGTAGACATTCTATTTCAAGAAATAAAAGAAAGTAGTTCATTCATGCCTGATAACTTGTTTGATTATCTAGAGATGGTGTACAATAAAACTAAAGAAATAGAGAAAGAGCAGATAAAGAAAGCATATCAAGGAAATTATCCTGAAATTTTAAGTGATGAGTCAGAAGAATATTACAACGAAACTTATAAACAACAAGACAATGGCTGATATAACAATGTGCAATGACATGAAATGTCCAATGAAGTATGACTGTTACAGACATACAGCACCATTTAATCCATGGAGGCAAGCAATGTTTGTTGAATCACCTCGTCAAGAGGGTAAATACTATTGTGATAAGTTTTGGGATAACTCAGGATTCACATTAGACAAGCAGTTTAGAGAATACGAAAAACCAGTAACATCACTACCAAAAGAAGAAAAAGAATGATACATATCGAAGATTATGAGATGGAAAATCTTAAAGATTTAGTATATTTGCAAGAGGAGAAAGAGCTATTTTATCGCTCACTAAATGACCCTGGTATCGCTCAAATTGAGGTTTTTATGAGCGATAAAATAGAATTAAGTGAGCTAGAAATTCTACAAGAGAATGCTAGAATTAATGTTTGTATTCCTGAAAGTTTAATTGCTAAAATAGATAAAAGAATAATTAGAAATTATGAACATAAAATTGACGCTCTATCATTTTAAAGAGTTACTCAAGAATGGTTTTAGTTTAGACATGGTCTTTCTCCTCAAACTAGTGGAGGAAGGCCATGATTTAAAAGACGCATGTAATGGAGATCCTAAACTGGAGATCCTTGCTCAAGGTATTTATCGTAAAGGACTGATATCAGGAGAGAATAAAATCACACTAACAGGCAAGAATGTTCTTAAGTTTCTTAAAGAAGAAGCTCCTAAAGATAAGATCATTAAGAAGAAACCTGCTAGTGAGGATTTTGAAAGATGGTGGAAAGCATTTCCAGGCACTGATACATTCAAGCATAAAGATAAAAGCTTTGCAGGCTCTAGATCTTTACGTAGAGATGTAGAGAACTGTAGACTTAAGTTCAATGCAATTTTGTCAGAGGGAGAGTACACTGCAGATGATTTAATCGCTGCTGTTGAGTTTGATGTTCTTCAGAAGAAAGAGAACTCATACAAATCAGGAGAGAATAAACTTAAATACATGCAGAACAGTCTCACATATCTGACACAGAGAAGCTTTGAACCATTCATCGAGCTTGTTAAGCAAGGAATCACAATCGAAGAAAAACCCAAACCAGTAGGAACAACAGATATATGACACCAAAAGAAAAAGCAGAAGAAATCTATAACAAATGCTTAGATAAAATACAAGGATTAGAAGGTACAGAATGGTGGGAATCTGCCAAGCAATGTGCATTAATTGCAGTAGATGAGATTATTAAATTTGGCAATCAGGCAGGCATTAGAGAGCCAATGATGTATTGGTATAAAGTTAAGGAGGAACTAGAGAAACTATGATATTTCAAGATTTAGCCAAGGCAGTACAAGATGGTATTGATGGTAAGAACAGTGGTATACCTATGGGCTTTGATAGACTTAACAGATACATTGGTATCAGGAAGTCTATATACACTCTTGTAGGTGGTCTAACAGGTTCTGGTAAGACATCTTTTATAGATGATGCATATGTTCTCAATCCATTTGATTGGTATATATCTAAGTATGGTCAGGCTTCTGATATCAAGCTAAAGATTATATATAGATCCATGGAGCGTAGTAAGACGTACAAGATGGCTAAATGGGTAGCTAGAAAGATATTCTTAGATACTGGTATAATCATTCCTGTTAGTAAACTATTGGGTTGGCAGAAGGAGAAGATGACACATGATGAACATGATTTGTTTCTAGGACAGAGAGACTATATTGGCAGCATGTCAGATATCATTACAATCATTGATGGTCCAGACAATCCAATAGGTGTTGCTAAACAGCTAAGAGATCATGCTGAAGCTAATGGTAGAATAGAAGAAATCGATAAGTATAACAGAGTGTATATTCCTGATGAAGATAACACAGTGACACTAGTTGTTATTGATCACATTGGTCTACTAAAAGTTACCAAGGATTATAATACAAAGAAGGCAGCTATCGATAAGATGTCTGAAGAGCTGAGATATG